AGGCCCAATAGGTGGTCAACTGAAACCTTATTTTTTCTTAAATTTTCAAAGAAGAACCTCCATTTAAAATATGGATAGAGACTTACAAGAAACATAATATGAAGACGAATGTCAATTGGATCATCGGATATTTTACCATTGAGTGTATAATTTAAAGCAGTTCTACCTTTTTTACCACCTAATGTCTTACCATCACTATTATACAATTCACCTGTTGCAATTTCAAAATAATATCCTTTAAGTTCTACAAGTTCAAAGGAACATTCACCATTCTCATCCTTTTTGAGAATATAATATAGTGCTGGGACATATTTAATACCGCGATAATATCCTTTAAAATGTGGAATAAAGGGATACTTTGTGGAATAATACACATTGGTTGGGTCGTCAATAGTTTTTTGTTCACGGATTTTTACATATTTATTGAAAATAACACCATTTAACTTTTTAATTTCTTCATCGTCATCGTGTGTTTTATAATAAGTTCCTTCCTTACCTGGCTCGAAATTTCTGTAATCCATGATTTTCATTATAATTATAAAGCTTTATATTTTTATATGATTTTTTCGCACATTTTTCAAAATTTATTAAGGAATTTTGAAGGTGATTTGTAAATTATCATTTGTGTTCATCACAAACCTAATAATTTTTGAAAATATTTTCATATAAAAACAAGACGATACAATGTTTTTAAGAAATATAAAATGAAAACTTTAAAATCGCCCGAAAAAATTACGAACATTATCCACATCTCTGATATTCATATTCGTAATGGCAATTCTGTTCTATGTAGATACAAAGAATATAATCTCGTTTTTTCAAATCTCATTGACGACTTAAAACATCTTGAAAACCTTGATACAACAGTTGTGGTCATTACGGGAGATACATTTCACCACAAATCAAAGCTGGAAACATGCGGTATCAAGCTCTTTAACAAACTTATGAAAGATTTATCGAGTATTTGTTATACTTATATCATACTAGGAAATCACGATTTCAAGCAAGAAGATGTTGAATCTTCAATTGATTTTCTTGATGCTTTCAAAAGTAATTTCAATGATAAAATTGAATTTCTTTCAGATACTGATCTCTATAAAGCCTCGAATGTGTTGTTCGGTCTTTTTTCTGTTAAAGACTCGCTAAAAATTGGTGCCGGATCGGGTGCAATCGATATACTACCTGAATTTCCAAAACCAATAACAGATGATAATGAAATTGATACCAAAGTTGCTTTATTTCATGGAACAATCATACATAGTAAAGTATCAAATACACGATCTCTAGATGATGGCTATCCTTTTGAATGGCTCGACGTTGGTTATGATTTAGCTCTATTAGGTGACGTTCATCTTCGTCAACAATTAATAAGAAAACGGTCTAACCTAATAGCAGCCTATTCGGGTTCGTTAATTCAACAGAACTTTGGTGAAGAACTTCTAAATCACGGTTTCATTAATTGGAATTTGAAAAACAAATCATTCACATTTCACAATGTCAAAAACGAATTTGGTTTTTTAAAGCTTCAATTCAAAAACAATTCCTTTTTCCTTGATGAAACAGATATTTCAATTGAAGATGTATTGAAAGACAAAGATTTTCCTTTTGACTTGAAAATACGATTGAATGGGAATTTCGCATCAAATGATATATTGAATTTAAAAGAATTTCTCAAAAACAAAACGTGTCATTTTGATAATATTTCCTTAAAAAATAAGGAAGTGATTCGAGAAGATGTCAATTCAAATGAATTGTTTAAAAATTATTTACAAAAAAACGATATTCAAGATTTGAAAATTCCTAATTCTGACAATTTGAAGATTTCAACCAATTGTGAAAGCATTAAAGACGCAATTTTAAAGAAATCAAACGATATTGAAAAGTATTATACTGAATTCAAAGAGACGGACAATAGTAAACCAATTAATAATTTTTATATCAAATCACTTAAATTCGAAGGTGTTCTTTGTTATAAAGAAGAAAACACTATTGATTTCACAAAATTTGATGACAAAATCAATCTAATTTCAGCAAAGAATGGAGGTGGAAAATCTTCATTATTTGAGATTATTTGTATAGCAATTTTCGGGAAAACGGATAAGTCAATTGTCACAAAAACAACACCTAATAAATGCTATACTGAAATTGATATTATATTGAATGACACTCCCTATAAAATTATAAGAAGTTTTGATGTTAAAGATTCAAAACCTTTAAAGAAGAATTATGGTATTTTTAAAGGTGAAGATTTAATAACTGTAGCTCTCGATAACTCAAAAACGAATTTGTGGGTTAAGGAAAAGATCGGAAACTTGAATGATTTTTTATCCAAATTTATGATGACACAGAAAAATGAACAGAGCTTTCTTTCAATGAAAAACGTTGAACAGAAAAATTTCATTGATAATGCCTTTGGATTAACAAGTATTAAGACTAAAATAGATTATCTTGAAAAGGTAAAAAAATCTCTAAAATCTATTTTGAAAACAATCGACGTTTCTAAAAAAATTCATGCTAATGCTGTTGAACCTCATATTGATACTAACAGTATTACTGAAAACATTAACTCAATTAATAAGGAAATTGAGGAAATTAATACAGAAATTAATTTCGATTCAAAGATTGATGATTTGAAACTTTCAGAAATTGATATACAAAACAAAATTGATAGTTTCAAGAACAAAGATACGAATGATAAAGAAATTATTGAAAACAAACACGCAAATTTGCTTGAAAAATTAAAAGAAAGGCAAGATACTGAACTGGCTCTAATTGAAAATGAGAATAGGCTTTTGAATGATATTTCAAATTTGCGTAGAAATACACATAGAATTGATACATCAAAAGAAGTTGTTCAAAAAACTTTAAGTTTCATTTATAAATTTGAAAATCGTATTCAAGAGTTCTCAGAAAAAATAAAGGAAATTGATGAGTATAATGATTTAAAGAACGACCTTTTTGAAACATCAAAAAAACTTGAAACATTATCAGATGAGCTTAAAATTCCTTTTAATCCAAGTTGTCACGCTTGCATAAAAAATCCTATTAGAATTCAAGCAAAAAGATTTGTAGAACACAAGGAAGAACTTGAAGAGAAAATTGCTAAATATAATCTTGTAAGCGACTATAAGGAAAAATATGAGAAAATGAAAGAAATTTTAAATGAATATAATCACGTTAAAAATTTTAAAAATCCCTACGAAATAATTGAAGGATATTATAAGGAAAACGAAGAGATCTATCTTAAAATTGAAAACTATGAAAAAGAAGTCTCTGAAAATCGTAATGAACTCAGTGAGCTTCGTAGTAAAATCTATAAAATTAAAACAAAACTAGAACAATACAATCAAACCATTAAGGAATTTGCTGTTAATGAAATGGAACATCAATTAAAATATTGGGAAAATGTTTTGATTGAAAAAGAGTCATATGAAATTTATAGAGGAAATCGCATTAAAAATGTTGAATTACAAAATACACTTCAGAACCTTAAAACACAACTTGCTATATCAAAAATGAAAAATGATGAAAATGAAAAGAGAATTGCTAAATATAAAGAGATTGAAGAATTATATGAAGATGTTAAGGGGAAAAAAGAGACAATTGATGAACAATATGATATTCTCTCAAATTATTCTAAATATATTTACAATGATTTTATTTTGCCCAAAATAAAAGAAAAGGCAAATCAATTGATTTGCTCTGTTAGTGATAACTTAGAAATAGATTATAAATTTGAAGAGGAAACCTTTGAATTTTATGGGAAAACCGTTGAATATCAAAATATTGATACAAAAAATCTTTCCGGTTTTGAACACTTTATTTCTTCATTATCAATTAGAATTGCTATTATACAATTAACTTCAACGAAAATTCAATTCTTTATCGACGAAGGTTTCACATCTTGCGATATTTACAATATTAATAAAATTCCGACATTTTTGTCAAAATTGACAGAAATATTCAAATCAATTGTGTTGGTGTCGCATATTGAAACTATAAAAGAGAATGTTGATAATGTTTATGAAATTGTAAATTTCAAAATTAAGGTTTAGAAGGTTGCCATTTCAAAAATGTAGGTAAAAATGCTAAAATTCCTATTAAAATAACAACATCTATTATCAAAATTAGATTGGATTTGTTTTTACATAGGGAATTATATACGATGGCCTGTTTTGAGTTTTTTGGCTTTGCAAATTCATAAAAATGACGTAAAGGAGAAGGACCAAACTCACCATATCGACAATCATAATGATAATCATAATATGCGAGTGCTAAATATGTAAAGTATAATATACCTACTAAAATCCACTTATTCTTTGGGGGTGCATACCAGTAAAAAGACGCAAGGAACAATGAAAGAACTATACACTTTACGTTACCAGTCAATGGGCCATCATAACACATATCGCCTTTTTTTAATTTTTCTAATTCTTGTTTTGTCATATCGAATGTTTTAACTTTATCGGTCATCCTTTAATATATATATATATATATATATATATATAATATGATAATTTTGATAAAACTATTTATATTGTTTTTAGTCTGACCACCTTTGTTTTATGCCTCTTTTATTTGGGTAAATCTTGCAAGTTGGACTACAGCTAATCCTTTATGGATGTATGGTATTCCTTTAGCATTTCTAATGTTTGGAATGGGTTTAACAAATATTATCTATAATTTTGAGAATGATATTGTTTTATATATTATATTTTTACTGTTATTGGCTTTGATGATAGCTACTGTTATTACAAAGAAAAAGAGACAAAGAGAGTTCGAAAAAGAAAACAGAAACAGACGGTTACGTAAAAACCAACGATCGAAAAAAAATTAAAAGAACTCGAAGAACGTTTGAAAAAAGGAGACAAAACGGTTTCTTCTATTGAGATACGTTATTTAAAACGCGATTTAGACTACATTAATAATCTACCTAGGTAGGTTTTGTGTTCTTCACAATTAATTATGAAGTCGTCAAGATTGTGCTCTTGTATGTGTATCTTTTCCGCAATACTTCTCGTAAAATTCAAGTTTTTTATCACATTCACTTGTTCTATTGTAAACACATTCAAACATAATTTCTCTTAAGAGTAAATAACAATCGACCATATCAATATAATATTAGATATTTATTTTTTAAAATACACGAATCCTATGAAAAAAGCAATGAAAAATAGCAAGGCAAGGAAAAGAGTTATCGTGATCGGGTCGCTCATAAATGAGTATTCTGTTTGGAAACGATGAACTTCAGCATAGGGGTCAAATGAGTCAGAAATCTTTTTGTAACTAACAGGATCGCTCTGAAATATACCCAAATTCACAAAGGTAATTGAAAAAATTGTTAATAAGATTAGAAAGTTAATAAAAATTGCTGTCATTTCATTGTAAGTCAGCTTAAGGCATCCGGTTAATGACGTAAGCATGAAAATAGTGATCAGGAGAATAGGAACAAACATCAAAAACGTTATTGTTTGTAAATTAGATTCATAAGATGATTTGTCATCGTTGAATATTACATTAGGGAGAGTATTATTCAGTTGCTTTACATCTAAATATTCATTGAAACCAATGTTTTTATCTATAACCTTAGAAAGTTGATTATAATTATTCTCAACATTAAACCCGTAGATGTAAATAAGTTCAGCAACGGTCAATAAAAGGCTTACAAGCATAAGCGAGAACATAACATTTGACATATTTTGATTTGTTTTTCTACATTTTTTTTGTTTTTTATCTGGAACAACATAAACATTACTATAATAGGAACAAGAATTGTTGTAAATAATGTTATATTCTCAAATATATTTCCACGAACATCAACATAATTATTTATTTCCTTATGATATTTATTGGGTTTATTAATAATACCATCTTCTTCAATTAGATTATCCATTTATTATTATATATATATATATATATAATAATGATGAAATCATCTTTTGACATATTTGTAGAAACGTTTGATGCTGATCGCCCGTATATGTATTTGTTCATTGCGGTATTACTATTTGCCCTATTTCGTGTAAACATACATTCCCGCGACCTTTCATTCCTTTTAATGAATATTGTATTATACACAGCAATCACAACTACAATATTTTACACTTACACAAAGAGCGAAAAAAGAAAAATCACAGAAAAATATGTAAAAGATGTTCTATCCCTTTTATATGATACAGACATTGAAAAATATAACGAATTAAAAAAACAATTGCGTGAAACTCCAACTAAATCTAATAAAGATATTTCCTTCATAAAAAAGTACATTACACTACTTCTTGGTTTATCGTTTATTGTAATTTTTTCCTTATTCTATTTAAAAAATCGAAATAAAATTTCAATAACATCGGTTGGAAGAAATGCCTATTATCTAATTATTCTGGGATTAACCGAATTGTTCCTAACCTTTTTTGTTATTACACGAATTCCATTGCCAAATGTTGTAAATTTGATGGATACTTTTATTAGGAGACGAGAACAATGTTCCAAAGAAAATATAAAGGAGATGGTTAGTGAAGATATAATACAAGATGATTGCGATAACTTTAAAAAATCCGGAGACTCTTGTGTTGTCAATAATATTCATAAATTCGAGTGCAATTCTGGACGTATCAATAGAACTCGTTACAATATTGAACCCGTTGTTGTGTAAGGGTTTTGTGATGGTCACAAACCAAATTTAAAAAAAGGGATTTCTCCCCGAAATTCATTGAATTTCTCAAGACTTAATCGACCTCAACCGTTTCTTCAACTCACGGGGATCTTCCTCAAAAGTTTTTTTGTAGATCTCGATGTAGTCCGATATAATATTATCGGCTGAAGCCGATGCGTTCTTGAGACCACCATACTTGAGAGCAGCAAACATCGACATTCCAATACCGTTATTCTGTTTCATCTCAAGATTATCCATCATTATTCAAGATGTGTGTGATCTATGTGTAATATATATATATGTTTTGGGGGGGTCATTTCTTAACATTTTTTACTTTTTTTAAAAAACCTTTTTACTTTTTTAAAAAATTATCTATAAGTTCGTTTATATCAGTACAATATTTTCTTGAATCTTCCGCTAAATCTCGCATAGAAGATTTCTTTTTACCTTTTTGAATTTTTTTGAAACTTTTATACGATTTGTTATTTAATTTTTGTATATTTTTAAGTATTTTTATAACTTCATCCTTTTCATCTTCATCATCTTCACTCTCTTCATCTTCACTCTCCTCATAATCTTCGCTTTCGTCACTCTCTGAATCATTTTCCATATCATAACGATATTTGAAGTTTTCAATAATACCAGCACCTTCTTCAACGATTTCTTTTACTTTTTCAACTTTATCAACGGGATAATTCTTATAAGGTAACTCATGTAATCTGTTTTCCTTTTTATATTCATCGAATCGTAAATCACCAATATCAACAAGTTTATCATTAACGGAATATATGACACCTTGGTCTTCTGTGTCTTCACCATAATTGTTATCGTAAGGTTTTGCACATTTGTAAAAATAATTCTTTTCGGAATGAACTGTAGAATGATAAGCAGCTCCAATACCAACAACCTTATTCTGATCATAAAGAGTATTCACTACATGAACTACACCATATCTTACACGGGGATTTCGAGTTTGACTTTTATACCAACAATGATGAATTGTTACTTTTAAATTACCTTCATCATCATCATGTTTATCATCATGTCCTATTAACATGTTTTTGTGCTGGTCTTTACCAAATACACACCAGGAAATAGTTACAAAACTCGCTTCACGTTTTATATCAAGTGCTCCATCAGGACATTTCACGAAATTGCAATGATCGACCCACACATGGTGAGATGTGTATATTACCATACAGTCATGTTCATCATCAAAAGTATCACGATCGGCTAATCCGAAATTTATATTTTTGATAATTACATTTTCTTGTTCCTTAATTTCAAAACCACCTATTATAGTACAACCTTCACCATAAATAGAGCAATTGGATGGTATCTTAAAAACAGATGTGTCATCTGGATCTAATTTAAAAGTTCCTTTTAGAATGATAATAGAAGGTTCTTTATTCTTACGAAGATTTTCGCACAGGTCATGAAATTCATCAACGTCTCCATCAATTTCATATTTTTTTCCTCCTTTACCACCAGTTGTTGTTTCAAGTCCTTTTCCTTCTACAAAAGCAAAACCAAATGTCATACTTAAAATAATATTATATAAAATTTTTATATCAATCTTCAATTAATATTTAATTGAATTTTAAGGAAATTGTGTTCATCACAAAGCAAATTCTGAAAACGTCATCAAAATTCCTTATAAAATTTTAAAAAATGTTTTCAATTTTTTGTGTATAATTTTCATAATTATAAATTTATATTTATACATTATGGCAGCGTTAATCAAAGGTATTGTTTCGATTTTAAAATCTCTTGAAAAGCCGTATTTGGAATACAATCGTCCTGAAAATATGACTGAATACACCCAAATTATTACCGACGGTCATTACATATACGGAACTCCTCATATTACAAAAGACAATGTAAGTCCTTTTAGTCCTTATGATGTTTTGCTTGTTGCATTAGATGAAACTGGAAAAAAACTTAAATTGAAATACCCATATTACATCAATCCTTTTGGTGATAAGTATAGAATAATAAATGGAAAACAAGGAAAGGTTACTGAAAACGAGTGTAAGCAATATGGACTTACATTAAAAGATGGTTCTATACGAAGCATTCTCCCACATCATTTACAGCTTTGGTCGTATTATTCTGATCCTAATAAGATTGATTGGACAGAGTTTTGTAAAAATAAAGGTGAAATTGGAAATAGAGACGCCGAAGTCGACCATATTCTACAAGAAAACAAAAGATGCCATTTTAAGTTTCTGGAAGCAGTCACAAGTGCTGAAAATCTTCGTCGTAAATCAATGTCATCAAATGGTCAAAATGCTTCTAAACAATCTGGTATAACAAGAGGAAAACCATTTCATATTTGGATTGATGGAATCAAGATTGTTGATGAAAACAATACTGATAAAGTATTTGAAACTTTACCGATTGGATCAGAATATTTAAAGAATGAGTATGATATTACTATTAGTGGTGGTAAGATTCGTTATTATATAAAAAGTAAGGGAGTATTTAAAAGCAGCAATAATCACAAATTACGATTTGATTATACCGAAGAATACAAAGAAACACTTAACGACTTACCTGGTGAAATACGGTATGGCCCAGATGAATGGAAACAAAGAGAAGAAATTGAAAAAATTTACAATGATATTTCTGGAAATCCTCCACAAGCCATATCAAATTTGGGAAGAATATTAGATGGATTTGGGAAAAGAACACGAGGTGTTCAATGTAAAAACTCAAAAGGAAATCTAAAACCTCACAGTGTGTTTAATGGTGTTTATGTTCATAAACTTGTATGGCTCGCATTTTCTGATGAACCGATTGGTGATTTGGATATATTACACAATAAAGAACACGACTCTAATGAAAAAGATGAAAATGGAAACTGTATTCGCTATTCAAATGCGTTCAACACATTGCGTCTTGGAACAACAGTTGATAATATGATTGAAATGGGAGAAGATAGACAACGCGAAAAAGAGCGAGACCCTAAGAATGAATTTATTGTGAAAGACCCTAATGGAGTTGAAATAATGCGTTCTCATTATGTTCCGGATTGTTTCAAAAGACTATGTGAAGCATACCCAAATGAAACTTTTTATGAAAGTGCTATTCGCAAATGTCTCAATCCGGATACGGGTAATAAATATCACAAAGGCTTCACATTCGATTATGTTCTATCTCGTCCTGTTAATTGAACCCTTTTGGTTTAAAATTGGAAATTTTCGGTTTAGGAATGTTAAGATTCATACACGTCTCACAAGTGCAGCGAACATGGTTTTCGCCTATTTTGAGATCCTTTTTGTCGAGTTTAATTTTCTTTGCCACTCTACCGTGCTGTGCAGGGATATTTATGCTTGACGAACCCTCGCTTGTCTTAATAAAAGAATTCTTAACGCTTTCACACGCGCTAATCTTGCGGGTCACGCCACGAAGGTCCGACTCGACATCTGTTCTCGAAGTTTGAACGGACGACACGTTATTTCCAGGAGCGAAAGCATCCATGTATTTTTGTTCTGGGTGTTTACCGTACTTTTCATATACCATATAAGATGAAAAAGATAAATCGTTTTTGTTAACGAAAGCAGGATTCATAATTAAAATAAACATATATAAAAATTTAAGTATTTTGCTTTGCTTTGAATATATCAAGATAAAGACCATCTATAAATTGTAGTCCTTTTTCAATCTTTTTTTGATTGTGAATAACAGGCAATTTTAAATTTAAGTTTCTATTACATAGCAAGTTAACTGAATTCAAAATGATAAAAAAGTTGTTTGACGCTGTTGTGTGAGTTGTATTAAATATCCACAATGCCCTATTGGTCATCATTATATTCGCAAATTCGTTGTTTTTAACATCAGGGATAGTGTCGTTTTTACATAATCTATTTTTTATAGGTAGTTTCCTTTTCTTTGCAATTGAAATCAAAAGATCAAATATAAGTAGTTCATACCTTTGATAGAATTTTGTATTCATTCCCTTATATGGGCGAGAATTGCAAATGAATGCTTTTTTGTTCGTCTTTTCGATTTCTAAAAAAATTCCTAAAATATGAGCAGATTTTTGGTTATTATATAATAATATAGATTCAGCCAACATAGAACACAATTTTAAGACAAACAATTTATCACCTGGTTTCCTAATACTACTAACAAAAGGATGAACCATTTTTGAATCTATTTGTCTTATTATCGTTTTCTTTTGTGTGTCATTATACGGAATTTTTGGCGACGTTAATTCTATATTTTTTGGCGAAAATAGCACAACACCGTTTAAGAAACAAATTCCCTGTCTCGCCTTAAAATTCGTATTTTGATTGAAAATTGTCTCGAAATCATTTTTGATTTTAAGAATGAACATTGACAAACGTGGATTAGAAGTATAAATGTTCTTTGAAGAAAAAACAATCAATTCGGACAACCAATTCAATATATGCTTTGAAATATGAAGTTCGGCAGACCAAAAGCAAAGAGAATCATAATCGTTCTTTTTAATTGACTGTTTTATTTGATTTTTTGCGAAAGTTAGTTTGAAATCAGAAAAAGTTAGGATTTTAGCTTTCCCATTCATTAAATATATAAAACATATTATTTATTTTTAAATCACATCAATCATGTCAACATTTGCAATGAAATGGCGACGGCAACAAATGCGGTTAATTTTTAAGTCTTTTAGGGCTTTGAAACTGGCAGTTTCGGCTTTTGTGTCAAAGTTTTCAATATCAAGAACAACTTCCTTTTCATCCTTGTTATATTTTTCAAGAAGTTTAGTATATTCTTGCCATTGATTAGAAATAGGTTTTCCACATGAAAAACAGCGTACTGGAATGAGCATATTTATATAATTATAATTATAATATATATTTTAAAAATCCACAAATCACACACACGGTTTGTTTTGTATAAAAATTTTCAAAACATTTTTGAAAATTTTATAAGGTATTTTATGAACCAAATGAACTATTATACAATATTATATATATTTCCTTATGTTTTTGAAAAATAAATTCATATAAACATAAAAAACATTAGAAACTTAAAATTAAGATGGTTTCTTTCAAGATCTTTGAGAATAACAATTGCTTCAGAATTTCACTAATTGGTGATTACACAAAAACAGAAAATTTTATAAAAAATTTCCAATCTAATTTCCAAATTCTTCAAATTGACAGCAACTTAGATAATTTAGTCGAACAAATTGATCATTTTGTATCCCAGAGAAGTTTTGATAATAAGGCAAAACTACTAATATTACACATTAAGAGTCATTTAACTGAAACGTCTATAAAAACAATTGAATTTATATTGAAAAAACTCAAAACAGATACGTCTTTCCTTTTTACAACAGAATCTGAAAAATTAATTCCAAAATCACTAAAAGATCGTTCTGTTGTCCTTTATGTGAATCACACCAATAAGACAAAAAATCAAATCGATACGCTTTTAAATGATTACAAAAATGAAGAAGATTTTATGAAAAAAATATATGAGTTAAATTAATAAGATGCGGTTTTATCTTAAAAAGAATCATAAGGATTTTCATAGATCGTTGTGTCAAAAAAAGGAATTTAATATAAAAAAATTAAATTCATCGCATCTGGATCAACACCAGATATGGCTCTCTAATTTCGTGAATCCAAAAACACCATACAAATCTATGTTTGTTTATCATGGTTTAGGTACAGGTAAAACGTGTACTGCGATTACAATTGCTGAAAATTTTAAAGAAAACGCAAGTTACAACAATACAAATATATTTATTGTTTCGAATGCGAACATACAAAAAGAATTTGAAAAAAATTTCTATAATGAAAACAACACGTTCAAATGTACAGGAACCGTTTATGAAGATGAACTCAAAAAATCCGATCTTGAAGTCAATTCGGAAAATGTAATGAAATTGGTAAATGAATTTTACAAATTCACAACATATGAGAAAATTCAAAAGGTAGCAACTAGTGATTCTGATTTTAAAGAAAAGTTTGATAATACTATTGTCATTGTTGACGAGGCACATACAATTCGAATGAAACCAGATGATAATAAAAAGGCAGAACAAGACTTAAAGAAAAGGAGTGAGTATCTTATGAAAATTGCGAGAAAATCAACAGCACGAATTGTGTTATTATCGGCAACACCATTATATGATAATGTATCCGAAATTATTTATTTTTTAAATTTGCTTGAATTGTCAAACACCGATGATAAAGACAATTTCAAAGAGTACAAGCCAACCGATTTTTTTGAAGAGGTCACTAAAAATAATTGGAAACTTATAAAAAAAAAGGAAAACGAATTCATAGATGCTACAACGGGAATGTTTTCATACCTTCAGTCAGGTGACCCAACATCGTTTCCTTTGAAACTATATGATATTTCCGAGTCTTCAAAAGATTTAACAAACATACAAAATGACATACAATATAATGGGGAGACATATGAAAAATATGAAGGTATTAATATGAAAATCACTGAAACATTTATGACCAAAGAACATGAAAACAAAATTAAAACAGAAATATTTGATAATAAAGGAAATGATAGTTTTGATATTAATTCGATATCTTTGAATAATAGAATGGTAGATATAAGTCCAAATATGAAAAACGATGTTCCAGAGAATTTCGCACCTAAATCTACCACAATTGCGAAATTAGTTCAAGAAAGTATTGGAACTAGCTATATTTTTACGAATTTCGTAAAAAAAGGTATAATGCCACAAATTTACGAATTAGAAAAATTAGGATACAAGAAACACGATGTAAATAAACCTGACGGAACTAATTATTTCAATAAATTTAAAAATACACAACCAAACGGATTGAAATATGTTGTTATTACTTCTAGTGACACTTTAAAACCAAAAAATGTTAAAAAGACAATAGACATATTTAATCATGATGATAATAAATATGGAAACATTATCAAAACGATTATTGCATCACGCGTTGGTTCAGAAGGTATCGACTTGAAAAATGTTCGCAATGTTCATATATTAGAAGCTGATTTCAATATGTCTACTATTGAACAGGCTGTAGGAAGAGCTATACGCAAACAATCACACAAAGGTTTAGATAGGAAATATAGAAATACAACTGTGTATTTTCATGCTACTAAATTTCCAACATTAAACCGCGATACAATCGATATAAAATTATACAAATTAGCCAACATGAAACAAAAAAATAAAAATGATGTTTTAAAAATATTAAAATCAAACTCGGTAACATGTGATTTTTTTAAGGAGAAAAATGCGTTTGCTTTTGAAGATTATATAAACGCATATGGTGATGTTGTGACTAATTCAAAAGGTGTTGATGTTGAATTAACAGAAGATATGATAGAAATCGATAATATAAAATGTTTGAATTCTTGCGATAAGAATGCAGAAATCGATATTGAAACATACGAATACGATTTACACCGAAAATTTACGGTTTTTGCTATAATGAAAAAAATTGAAAAGATATTCACATTATATGACAAACCGTTCACATTTGATGATATTGTAGAATTTGTAAGACAAGATTTTGAAGAAGAAAAAGAAGATATTATTAAGTATTCGTTGACACAACTTATTAAGCATAAAGTAACATTTGAAAATGTATATGGATTGAAAGGCAGAATACTATTTGATAAATTCTATTATTTCATTTACATAAATTTGAATGGCACAGAACAAAAGTTTAACGAAGGGCAGGTAATCAAACGAAACCGTTATATAGAATTAAATAGTAAATTGTTGCCCGAAGTCGAAAAAGTAAGTTTATCCGTAGAACAGATAAAAAATTTATTTGAAGTATTTTATGTAATCAAAGATACAAAGTTGATTACAGAAAACAAAATTAACAAACGAAGTTTTTTTAAATCAATAATATTAGACAATTTTAAGAAGAAAAATACAAATTTCACAATTTCAGAAGAAGATATAAAGAAACGATTTGACAACGAGAATGATGTTCTGGATATGGTTCGTTTTATAAACAAATTAAATAATTCAACTCAGACTGATTTACAAGATAATATAAATGTCAAAGATTTACCATCAGAATATTTCGCCTGGAATAAGGAACAGTTAAATAGGTATAAAAAAATGCAAAACCAAAAAAAGAATTCCAAAATAAAAACTTCCAAAAGTCAAATTTCGGGACCAATTATTACATCATTTACAGAGGATTTCCTAAAAGGAGAAGAACAAAGAAATGCTATTGATGTGATGGAAGAACAAAATATAAAATTAATAAAATCTAATGTTGGTAAAATCGAAGACGCACGTACACTATTATTTATAGCATTATTGATATTTTTACGTGAAAAAACAGGACAGAAGTTAATTGTTTTCCCGTATGAAACAATTATGTTCTAGTCTTGCATTTTAGAAACTTTATTTTCGATATTCTCAAGTTCAGTTAATTTTTCTTCCGCAAATTTTGAATATTTATCAAATTCTTCTTTTGAAATATCAATTTGATTTTTTATTTCGTCGTAAGTGCTTTCAAGTGAAACTAAAGTTTCATTGTTATTAATCATTTCTATTCCTGTAAAGGCAGTTGCTCCGAGATAGTCAATTCCTGTTTTTAGAATTGCTATGAAATAATCCGAATCATTATCAATTTCCTTACCAGGCAACGACAATTCTAATGCCTCTTTGCTTAATTTAATGTAGAGAAATAAACAGATTTCGTTATCATCGATATCTGTAAAAATATATTTACCTTTTAATGTATTCATTATTACAAATTTATATATAATATTTTAATAATTTCAACGCACTTATTTTTTATAATTTACGTAATATTTGTTCAATCCGACGGCTTCAAAGAAGAGATGAGCAAAAAAACCTGTTAAGAAGAGCGAAATCTCCATAACATGGTGCTTGTTCCAATTTTTACAAATTTTGGGCAAATTAGTTTTGAATATCAAACTAATAATTAGGGATACAATTGTTCCGACTCCTAATATTACAATACCGACGATGATCGCCTCAATAAGTAATTCAAGAAAATAATTCATTATACAATATAGAGATATATTTTTATTACATTGTATGAGGTGTACCGGGACGCATTGCTACTTTTTTTAATTTAGTTCTACGCGTTTTTTTACCACGTTTTTTACATTTCAACGTAAACCGTTTTTTTGATTTGAAACATTTTTCAATTTCTTCATCCGTTTCTTCAACAGGTGTCTCGACAGGAGCTTCGGCGGGTGCTTCGACGGGTGTATCGTCTGGTGATTCGACGGGTGTCTCGACGGGTGTCTCGACGGGTGTATCGACGGGTGATTCGACGGGTGTCTCGACGGGTGATTCGTCCGGTGTCTCGACTGGTGTCTCGACGGGTGTCTCGACAGGTGTCTCGACGGGTGTCTCGACGGGTGTCTCGACGGGTGTCTCGACGGGTGTCTCGACAGGTACTTCGACTTGATTATCAGTCATATTAAATCTTAAAAGATAATAAATATTTCAAAAAAAACGCACGAAAATAAACATTTACGAATAACTTCCGAAACTCATCAAACTCATTGCATCATCATCGTCGTCTTCATCACTTTCATCACTCATCAAATGATAATTATGCCATTTTGTAGAATAATGGTCGTGAATTGTAAAGGTGTTGTTTTTCATTTTACTCATAAAGGACAGCATCGTGTGGCAATTACAAGTGCAATTTTCACCTTCATTGAAATAAGTGGCCGATAAAGGACGAACATAATTTGTTTTCGGTTCTTTAGGAATCACAATACATTTTTTCTGTTCAACATGATGCTTACAACAACGACAACGAGCATATACTGTCATAAAGCGGTCAATATCATCTACATTGCTTTCAATAACTTCTTGAAAATTATAGTTCCCGGTTTCAAAACAATTATCATCGTATTTCTTCACAAGATTTAATGCACGTTTTCCAATAGCAACATGATGAAGTGAATCGAAAGAAAGTGCCATTGGAATGCGTTTCAAAGTTTTTTCAAAGTGTTCTCTATGTTCCGCAGAAAATTCATAGATCAATTTGACTATATCTTCTGGAAGGTCGAAAAACATGTTTGAATATCCTATTTTTCATCACAATATTTTCAAAAACATTTTTAGAAATTTAATAAGGTATTTCATTTCACATTTCAAAATATTACAACACATCATTCATTTACCTTATGTTTTTTTCAAAAATGTTTCAAAAAATTTCATATAAAAATATAACGTATCATTATTTTAAGTAAAAATGTTATTCTCAAAAATATTGCTCAACAATTTCGAAATCGGATATGAAAATTTGAAAAGAAAATCTGGTGATCTAAATCCCTTCTCCAAACTTTTTCAAAGTCCCAATATACCGAAACAGGGAAACATTGCAATTTCTGTTGATAATGAAGAAGAAGTTCTTGAAAAATTTGATCAAATCTTGAATTTCAAAAACATTGATGATGCTGTGCCAAACTACATCAATACATCCAAATGTGTCAACTTTCCAAAAGATGAATGGATCAATTGTGTTCTAACGTATTTTGATTCAAATTTCATATACAATTCTAATTCACAAAAGGAAAAGGAAATCACATCTTTTAAACAAGATCTTCTCGAAAAATTTCCAAGTATTTTCAATAAAAGTGTTTTCAAAGAATACAAAAACGTTGTGAAAAATCAAGTTTACAAGACTTTATTCAATCTTGAATATGAAGCAACTGTTCTACATATAATTTCTGTTGTTAAAAATGTTAATATGATTTTATTGAAACCTGGTTATTATACAGAATTCTGCATTTATGATGAACGTAAGCCAAATCTCATTCTATTTGAAAACGGTGAGAAAATTGGAGTGGTTCTTGATAAGGATTTTGAATACAAAAGCTCATTTAACCAACTTGAAGTTCTTCGTACAAAACGAATCAAAATCCTATCTAATCCACAATATTCAAAGAAATTTACAAAGATGTTAAGCCTACCTAAGTCCGAAATTGAAACAATCGCAAAATCATATAACATTGAAATAGAAGAAAAAACCAAACAAAAATTGATTGACGAAATTACGTTGAAGATTTAGAAAAAAATATATGTATATATTAAAATGACATCATCATCGGATAAACTTAAAAATGCTAAATTAAAGAATTTATATTATAATCAACAGGATCGTTTCAAAGATGGTCACGCTATCAAATCAACCAGTGAGATCGTATTAGCAAGAAGAAAATACAAAGCGATAACTGGTGCTAAAAACATTGAAAGAACAGTTTTAAATCACAATCATTATCCTAATCCTGTTCCTGTTACTGTGACACCAATATATACAACACCAGCAACACCCACATCCACACCCACACCTGGTATTGTATCAAAACCAAAAACGTTCTATAAAAATAACGGTGAAATTGAGGGGAATTATATGGAAATTGTGAATAAAAATTCAAAACAAAACTTAATTATTAAAGCAACCGATACACAATCACGCCCCTATATAATCAAGATCTTTGGTTCAGATGATCGTGCTGCCTTTAAAACGACTAATAACACCGTTACAGAAGTGTCTACTCAAATGCTTGAATTTATTAACAATGAAAGACTTATCGATTTAACGGGACACATACATCCCATATATAAATATTACCGTATTGTCGACGTTGAAAAAAATATAAAAATTGACACATTTGAATTTGTTTAAAATGCGTCTGTAAACCCCAAAAAATACATATGATTATATAAATGTTTCGCAACATTCTTTTTATTTTATTCACTATTGTTTGTTTGCTTTTTTTATTTGTTAAATCAAATGAATGGAAATCGTTATTCAAAGATACATCAAAATATCAATCAATAGAATTGATTGGAAGAGGTGATGAATTTGCCTTATTATTAAATAATAATATTCAAGTCTATTCGGGCGAGTTTGATACGTCCCATAAAATTCAATGTCATTACCCCATAAAAAAATACAATCCCAAAAAAATACTTATATTAGGAGGTGGTGATCTGTTAGCCGCAAGATATTGTTTAGAATTCCCTCAAATTGAAAAAGTTACAATTTGTGAAATTGATGAAAAAATGGTAAAATTTGCTAAAACAAATGAAATATTTAAAAAAATTACTAATGATATTTCAAAAAATGAAAAACTGAATATTGAAATTGGCGACGCAATTGAGTTTGTTAAAAAGGTTAAGAAAGATGAATACGACCTTATAATTGAAGATGTCGAAATTGATTTCACAACACAAAATCAAGAAATAAATCGTGGAAGTTTCCTTAAAATGTGTCTTGAAAAGGCGAAGGTGTTTTCAGGAACTGTTCCAGACCATTCATTTAAAAACTTATCATTAGAACAGGATTTTAAAGAAATAAATGATATAAAACATCTATTTAAAGGCATTGGTTTTACAGAAAGCGAGTTTAAGGAAATTAAAAGTGTTCTTGATACAAAAACAATTGAAGCGTGCATTCAAAATTACGGCGACATTTATGGAAAGGAAGCTTACATTGTTATTTCGTAGATTTTGAAGAACCATTTGGTTTTTTTAAGTTTCTAATACAGGAACAGGACGAGGTATAATATACGCGAATGTGAAGCCTTTGTGAGTTTGATCAACCCTATCTGGATTGAGACAACTACCAATATGACTAGCATTAAAAGTGATTTTTGGATATGTTTTACAAAGTCTTTTGACACAATCTGGAACATAATGAGAACGAATTATTTCAACACCATTCGGGTCTTTCACAATGAATTCATTCTTGGAGTCTCGCTCTTTTTCACGTTGTCTATCTTCTCCCATTTCAATCATATTTTCTCCGCATGTTCCAAGTCTCAATGTTTCGAATGCATTTGAATAGCGAATACAGTTTCCATTTTCATCTTTTTCATTAGAGTC